GAGAAGTGCGTTCGCGTGGAAGGTGAGGCGTTCGTCAAACACGATCGCGTTATTGACCTGGACGGTGCCTCGCATTTGTTGGATGCCGTAGATCTGGGTGAGTTTGGATCGGTGACACTGGCGGATCTGCTGAGTGTGTTTCGCGAATTGGCGGAATTATGGGACGCTGGAGGGCGAACGAGGCAACTGATTATTTGCACGCCAGCCGAGAAATTGTATTCCGTCATTTGCTGCCGGGAGTCACTCGATGCCTCGCAGAATTGGGCACCGAGCCGGACGTTGTCTTTTTCGCTGCCCGACATTCAGTCCCACGAAGTAGTCGTGTCCGAGAGAACATGGACCGTACCTATTCTGGCGGCGGCCATTCGGGCGATGTGCGATCACTGGGCGGGGGACTAAGCGATGGCCACGAAATACGCGACTCTGAACAACACCGCTTGGTCAGCTCAGGTGTGGAAAGACGCTGCCTCGGGCGGCAATGTCGTATCCGCGCCGGGTGGCAGTGATGTGGCAGTCTTGAACGGATGCATAGTGATATTAGATCAGAGCGTGACATGCCAACGGATTCAAGGAGAATCGAGTGGCGGCTACTTCAGCGTAAATTCTGGTGTTGCTGTGACCGTAACCGGTGACGTAGTGAATGCCGGCGCAGGGTCGTATATTGGGTACAACTCTGGTACGCTGACGATCGTTGGTAACGTCTATTCGACAGGAACCGGTACTCGAAATGGTCTTTATAACTACGGCACGGTCACAATAAACGGTCTTGTGACGTGTAGTAATACCGGTGCGATGGTGACCAATGTCAACGGGTACGGTTCTCTGATCGTTGTGAACGGTGGCGTCGCCAAAAGCGGGACTCATAGCGGTGAAGCGATCAACAATGCTGGCGCCGCCTGCACGTTGGTGGTCAATGGCAACGTATATTCCACCGTGTCAGGTTCTGGGTACGGTATTCGCGGTCCGTCGATCGTTGGTTTGACAACTTGCTCGCAAACCATCAACGGCGACGTTTCAGGGCCGAATGCCATCACAGGCGGTGGCGGCGTCTGGGTGATCAATGGAGACATTTCATCGAATATCTATTCGTTATGCTGTGACTTCTTATACGCCCACTCCGTGGTTATCAACGGTGACGTCACGGCTCTGGTCGGTGCTAGTGGCTATATGATGCACAGCTCAAGCTACGGCACCGTCACGATCAACGGTGACGTGAGAAATAACGCCACTACCTTGACAGGCTATGCGTTGATCCAGTACGGCACTGTCGTCATCAACGGCGACGTGTATCCTCCACTTACTGCCACGGACAACTCCGGCACCATTTTGATTCAGCAGACACCGGCCGGACCATTAACCGTAAATGGAACAGTGTATGGATCTGACTTTGGTGCTGGCTCGACAATGGCCAATGGGTTCACTTTGCACTACGCATCCAACACCGCTCGGCCTACATATCCTCCGAGAGTTAAGCACGCCCAGTCGGGCGCACTGGGAATGCCGATCTGCAACGGCCCGTGGCTCATGATCGACAACACTGCGGATACGATTCGGTGGAAGTCCCCAACCGGATGGAGGCAGTTTCAGGACGAGGCGTCTTTGGAGTCGGATTACCCGGAAGAAAGCGATGTGCGGCTTGGGGTGGACTACCAATTTGGCAATCTGACCGGCACCTGCGCGGTCCCCGCCGCCGGATCGGTGGCCCTGGGAGTGCCGGTGGACAACACCACAGGCACGGCGGTGCTCAGCGCAGCCGACATCGTCGCGGCCGTGGCTGGCACCGGGCCCTACTCGGTGACCGTCAGGGCGGTCGACGCTGCCGGGGACCCCGTGCAAGGAGCTACGATCCGCCTGTCTCGCACAGGCCAAGCCAGATCGGATACCTCGAATGCCGCCGGCGAGGTCGAGTTGGGCTGTGTCGCGGCTACGTGGACCGTGGCGATCGAAGCGAGCGGTTTCTTGTTCACTCCGACGCCGCTGGTGGTTTCCGGCGACATGGAGCAAGAGTACGAGCTCACCGCGATTTCGCTGGAAACTTCCGAGCCGGGCAAGGTAACCGGATGGGCGTACGTCTACGACGCGCACGGCGCGTTGGATCCGGGCCAAGAGATCTCGATCAAGACGGTGCGGAGCACGGTCACCTCCGGCATGTTCGCCGGCGGTGTCCGCACCACGACCGCGAACGCCTCCGGCATCGCACAGTTCGCGAACCTTTTCCCCGGAAACACCTACGCAGTGAAATTCGGCACCGGGGAATGGATCAACCTCGAGATTCCCTCGACGGCCACCAGCACCTACCAAATCGGCCGAGCAATCGGCCCGGAGTGACCCTGTGTCGCCACTGCTTTATTTTGTTGAAGGGGTCCCCCACGCCAGTCGCGAGGACCTAAAGGCCTGGGGACTCGGGTACGCGTTCCCGACCGGTGTGGTCGCCTCCCCGTTTACCGGGCAGGGACCTGGCGGTAGTCAGGGAGTTGTGCTGGCTGTCACCAGTGATCGGATCGGTTATTACCCGGACCAGCAGGTCTGGTCCGAAATGGGGCCTGCCGTCGGTCGACCGCGAACGTTCGTCGGGTATTACCGCGATGGTCTGCCAAGCCCCGCTGACCTGCAGGTCGCCGAGCCGCTGCGTGGTCGCGCGGTGAAGTGCCGGGACGGCCGCGAATGGATCTCGCCCCTAGCACGGGAATTCAGCAACGGTGCGTATCACCGATGCTTGCCCGGGCGCGCGAAACGAGTCGGCGGGCAATGGGTCGCCGGCGAAGTCGAAGAGCGCTATGCCGAGCTTTGGAGCATCGCCACCGACTTTTTCGACCACATGTTTGGGTCACAGGCCTCGGAAGATGCGACGCTGCGGTTCAATTTCGCCGGCGCCCTCGATGCCGCCGTGCGAGTCCTCAGCTTCAACTACCGCCTGGGACCCGACGAGGCCGGCCTGCTTGGGCTGTTTGACGACCAGCTGCTGGTGGCGGCCGACGTGCTCAAAGCAACGATCGATTTTGACACGTTCTGGGCTTGGCAAAAAAAAAACCTGGACCGGGTAACCGCCGGTGGCTGGAACACGTCCGCTGGAGAAGAGGCCTCGCCGGCGACTACTCCCCAACGCTCGCCGACCTCTGGGCGCTCGACGCGATCGCGTAAATAGGATCTCCCGGTATGGATGAAGTATCCGTCAAGTTCACCGCCAGCGACGCCGCGCTGTGGAACGCGATCCAACGGCAAATCGCGGCGCAAGCCAAGCTTGCCGCTGGTGTCGAAACCACAACCGCTAAGGCATCGGCGGCTAGCAAGGAACTGGACCGATTTGCCGAGGCCACCAAACGCATCATCGCCACACCGATTGAGCGCTACGACGCCGCGATTCAACGCCTGGACGCCGCACTGGCTGCGAACAAACTCACTGAACAGGAACACGCGAGAGCCGTCTCTCTCGCTGCCAATGCGAGGGACGCCGCGATCAAGGCGGCCGACGGATCTGCCCAGGCCGAGGCCCGTGCTGCCGCCGAGCTCGACCGAGTCGCGGCCGCGGCCAAGAAGCTGATCGTGACCCCCGTGCAGGAATTCGAGGCCGAGGTGCAGAAGCTGCAAGCCGCACTGGCCAGCGGTCGGATCACCCAGGAGGAATACACGGCAGCGGTCGCTCATCACCAGGCCGCTCTCGAGGCGGCGCGCAAGGCAGCCGACGGCACCGCCCAAGCCGAGGCCCGTGCGGCCGCCGAGCTCGACCGAGTCGCGGCCGCGGCCAAGAAGCTGATCGTGACCCCGGTGCAGGAATTTGAGGCCGAGGTTGTGAAGCTGCAAGCCGCACTGGCCAGCGGTCGGATCACCCAGGAGGAATACACGGCAGCCGTCGCTCATCACCAGGCCGCTCTCGAGGCGGCGCGCAAGGCAGCCGACGGTACCGCCCAGGCCGAGGCCCGCACGGCCGCCGAGCTCGACCGAGTCGCGGCCGCGGCCAAGAAGCTGATCGTGACCCCGGTGCAGGAATTTGAGGCCGAGGTCGTGAAGCTGCAAGCCGCACTGGCCAGCGGTCGGATCACCCAGGAGGAATACACGGCAGCGGTCGCTCATCACCAGGCCGCTCTCGAGGCGGCGCGCAAGGCAGCCGACGGTACCGCCCAGGCTGAGGCGGCGGCGGCAGCTGAAATGGAACAGTTTGCCTCGGCCGCTAAGAAACTCAGCGTGACACCGTTGCAAGAATACGAGCGGACGATGCAGCTCGCCAAGCGAGCGTTGGACGCCGGCAAGATCTCGCAGCAAGAGTTCAACCGCGTGCAGACGGAGGCAAAGGCAAAACTGGAAGCTTCTTCGGCCGGCATGTCCGATTTCGGCCGGCAGGCACTGGGAGCCGACCGCGCCTCGGGGTCCCTCGTCGGATCCGTCGCCTCGCTGGCCGCTGGCTACGTGTCGCTGCAGACGGCGATTTCGCTGGCCAACGATTACCTCACCGACAACATCAAGAAGGCTGAAGAGGCTTATGCCGCTCAAACCAAACTAGCGGCGGCGCAAGAGCCGACGTTGCAAAATCTGACTGGCTTGTCTCCTGCGGTGAAAAAGCAAATTTTGACGGTCGAGGTACCCACCATCCAGGCACAGACTGGCTTTCCGGATCAAGCGATTCTCGCTGATACAATTGGCAAAGGTTATTCTGCTTCCAATGACCTCGCATCGAGCACAAGCGCAACGGAAGCGGCGTCTCGGTTGACGATGCAAAATCCTCAAACGCTGCCAAAGGTAGCTGGAGGAGCCCTGGACATCGGCCAGGCGACTGGAATCAAGGATGCAAAACGAACGCTTGGATTCGCCCTGACAGTCGGCGCTGTGAGTCGCGTGGAGGATCCGGCGAAGATCGCTCCTTCGATCGCGCCAGTTATTCGCTCTGCCGTGCAGGACGTGCCGGCAAATCAAGTGGAGCAAGTCGCCAGGGAAGCGGCCGCCGTGTGGTCGCTCGCGACGAAGCGAGCAAATGACCTGCAGGGAGACGCGTCGGCCACATTTTCCACGACGCTCACCGCGAAGCTGGATACCTTTTTTCGTAACCAGACGCAGGCTTTCGCAACAGCACAAGAAAAAGCATCATCGGGAAAGCCGTTGAGTGCCGACGAACGCCAGGCAATGCAACTTGGCCGAGTAGAGGATCCCAAGGATCTGCTGAAGCGACTTCAGTTGTTCGGGGACAATCCGGCAATGGCTCAGCAGCTTTTAGGCAAAGAAGGGTTTGGCGAAGCGCGTTTCAAGACGTACCTCAACCAACTGATTACCGGCGACGCAGCAACGATCGCGGAGCTGCGAGCCAGCATTGAAACGATTCGGTTTGACGCATCCGTATATGACCAAGCGGCCAGAGAATCTTCCGTATTGACTCCGCAGTTGGCCGTTGCGACTGCCCGCGCTAGGTCGGAGGCGCAAAAACAGTTGAGCCAACTGAATGACGTGGATGGTGCAATCGCTGCTTACGTGCGGGAAACGACCAATGATGTTCTCCGCCGAACAAGGGCCGAAGGTCCTACGGGTGCTGTGCAGTTCGCCAGCGAATGGAACAGCCGTTTTTGGAACATGCTCACCGTGTCCGATGCCGAGGCACCAAAGGTTGCCGATGAACAACTGATCGCGCGGCGAAACGACATTCTTCGCGAGTCGATGTTGCCCGGTTTTACGGATCCAAGTTACGGCTCACAGTTCGACATGCTCCAGCAGCTTTCAACGGTCGGTGTCGACAAACCAGGACATCTCACGCAGCAAGATCTCATCAGAGCGGGAATTGCTGACCCGCAGGCAGTCCAGAACATCCTCATGATTGAGCAGCAGCTGCAAATCAACGAGGACTTACAACGCTCTGGCAACGTGCGTCAGCGACTCCTGGTTCCGCCACAGCAAGTCGAGCCCCCAACGGTCGTGCCGCTGGCACCGCCGGCGACGGCTCCGATGGAACGGCCACCGCTCCGAGCTCCGCTCAGCTCATTACTTGATGCCCCTGCCCCGGCGGAACCACCGCCGGCGAGCCCGGTACCGGCCCGTGTTTCCCCGGAAACAAACCAGGCTGCAGCCGTCGGCAATGCCGGCCAGGACCTCGTAAGAGCTCTGCAGGACGTGGCCGAGCGAATCCGATCGATCACCGTCCAGGCGCCTCCGCAGATCGCCGCCGCGCCACGGCAAGTCACTCTGCCGGACTATTCCGGACGTGCGCGCCGAGAGCAAGCCTTCGCCGCGGGGTAAACCATGCCGTCCAACCAACTCCACAACTGGCCGTTTGCAATCTGGGATGGGCCCGCGCCATCGACGCCTCGCGAGCATGTCAGTTCGCACACGCACGCCGGCCTGGCAGGGCAAACGCACGTGCTCGTCGGCAAGTGGGGCGATCCGTTCGAAGCGAAGATCGCGGCCTATTACAACACGTTCGCGCTGGCCAACGACGCCCGGCACAAGCTCGTGGAGCCGTTGCCGGCGGCTGGCCTTGTGCGACTGTGGTGGAACGGATTGGACTACCTCATCCGCTACGGCTGCCTGTACAAGGTGACTAAGCTGGGCACCCCCCAGGTGGAATCACTGGTCGCAGTCGTCTCCGCAGGCGTGGCGGTCGCAGGGGCCGCCAAGCTGACAGTGCCAGTGACTTTGGTGGCGCACGAGGTGTAACTTGGTGTGGCAGATTATCCAACGAGAACAGCGCCCCGACGGCCTCTATGTGGCCGCGAAGTTTTGGTGCTCGCCCGCCGACCACGCGGCGGGAAAGCCAGCAAACCTGTTCAACGATTTTCGCTTTCCGTCCCTGGCCGAGAAACATCAGCGCATTCGACGTGGACCGAATGGAGGTCTGTTGCACTGCACGGGGGCTGAGGTGCAGCCCCGCGATGTTCGGGCTTTCTTATCGTCGCACGGTACTCGGTGGTCCCGACATAATCGCACT